GACTTAAACAAGGCTCTTGGTAGCGGCGATAAAACCGAAAGGGACATTGCCAAGAACATGCTGCAAGACCTTGACGGGTTTGTTCGCCAAACCTTCCCGCAAGAAACGGCCAAGCAAATTGAGTTGGCTCGTGACTTATTTACAAGAGCAAGCCGATCCAGCGTTATAGACGACATTCTTGAAAAGGCTAGGGTTGCAAAAGGAAGAGAACCTTCTGAAATAATTAAGGAAGAGTTTTACAAAATTAGCCAAGGCAAAGGAAGATATGGCGCTGTCAAGCGTCAATTTACTAAGGCCGAACAAGATGTAATTAAGAGCATCGGTGAAGGTCGTTTTGACATCAACGCGTTAGAGTCTTTTGGCGGCATGTTTGCGCCGCCAAGAATCATGCGTCCAAATGTCCGAGACATTCCAAAGGTGCTTACGCAGGCAACTGCTACTGGACTTGGAACGGCAAGGTTTGGCCCTGAGGTGACGGTGCCGTTGGCTATAGCAACGGGTAGCACAGGGTTTATGTCGCGTGAGGCTGCAAACCAATTAGCCAGAGCAAGGGCTGCTCAGTTTGGCACTCAAGTTGCCACTGGCGGTCGTGCGCCGTCCATTTTGGCTCCGAATGTGTTTCCCCAAATACTGCCAACCGCAGCACCCGCTGGGGTGAACTTTTTAAGCCAGTCTGAAGTTCTTAACGCTTTGTCGGGGAGATAACCATGTTGCAAGGCGCACTCAAGTCTAAGACTGTTTGGTGGAATGTCCTGCTTGCCGTCCTTGGCGGCCTTGAGTTGATGGGCGGTCACATGACCGTGCTGTGGGGGCAGGAAGTGGCTGCGGCGATCCTAATGGTCGGCGCTTTGGCAAACCTCGTACTGCGGGCTGTCACCACGCAGGCGCTTTCGGAGAAGTGACGTGGATTATCAGGCGGCTTTTAACATTGCGGTGGCAGTTGCAGCAGCGTTTGGCGGTTGGACCTTGCGCTCGATTACGACGAGCCTAGAGAACCTTCAGCGCGACCACAAAGAGATGATGCACCAGTTCGTGCGCCGCGATGACTACAAGTCCGCCTTAGAGCGTATCGAGCAAATCCTGACCCGCATCTGGGATAAGTTGGACGAAAAGGCCGACAAATGAACATGCAGAAGATTGTCGATATGTTGTTTCCGGTGCTGCTGGCCGCTGTAGGTTGGCTGCTGTCGGAGATCACATCGTTCAACAATCGTCTGATCGCCATAGAGGGCAAGATGCCTGCCTTGATTACGCCAGAGGGTGTTCCTACCGATAGCCCGATTAGTGCTGCTAGTCGGCAGAAACAGAAAGAAGAACTGCTAGATAAGATTTACGACCTACAAATGCGGGTCAAGTTGATAGAGGAGCGCGGCAAATGATGACGATGGTTTCAACCTTCCTGTCCTTCCTCGCAGGTGGACTGCCCAAGATCCTTGAGATCTTCCAAGACCGGCAGGATAAGAAGCATGAACTTGCCCTCGTTGCTGCTCAGAAGGAACGTGAGTTGGCTTTGGCTGAGCGCGGCTTCATTGCTCAGGCTCGGGTTGAGGAAATCAAACTAGAGCAGATCCAGACGCAGACGGCTGCCGAAGAACGTCAGGCGCTGTATAGCCACGACGTTGAGATTGGCAAAGGCGCATCCCAATGGATGATTAACCTGCGTGCGTCGGTGCGTCCGGTTGTGACCTACATCTTTGTGCTAGAACTGGTCGCCATCAACATTGCAGGCGTTTGGTATGCCTACAATACGGGTGTGCCGTTTGCCGCTGCGATGGCTGAAGTGTTTTCGGATGACGAGATGCTAATACTGTCGTCAATCATTGCCTTCTGGTTTGGCACGCAGGCTTTCGGCAAGAAGTGAAGGTCAGTCCTGCTGCAATACAGATGATCAAGCATCATGAGGGCGTAAGGACGCGCCCTTATCGGTGTCCGGCCCTGCTATGGACGGTCGGGGTCGGCCACGTTATAGACCCGGCTCACGCTGCGGTGAAGTATGAGGAACGCAAGAGCCTACCGATACCCGCAGGATGGGATCGAACTCTCTCAATGGACGAGGTGGACCGGATACTTGCTCAAGACCTTGGCCGGTTTGAGCGTGGTGTGGTTCGACTTTGCCCTGCTGTTGTTGGCCGTCAGGGAGTCTTTGATGCTCTCGTATCTTTTGCCTTTAACGTGGGGCTAGGCAACCTTCAGCGCTCTGGCTTGCGGATGAAGGTTAATCGAGGCGCTTTTGAAGAGGCAGCCGAAGAATTCAAAAAGTGGACAAAAGCCGGTGGTAAGGTGTTACCCGGCCTCGTCAAACGTCGTAACGACGAGCGGGTATTGTTTTTGAGTTAGCCTCATTTAATGGAGCGGGCGCTATGCGACAAGACGGCATACCTAAGCGCTTCCAACTAGCCGGTCACACCATCAATGTCAAAGTAATTCCGCCCTCTAAGTGGCGTCACGGCAAAAATTGTGTTGGAATGTGGCTTCCAGACAAATACGAGATACACATCGTAAGTTCTTGTAAAGGCACAAACCGGCAGCAAGTGTGGGCGCATGAGGCGATTCACGCGATGCTCGACATCGCTGGTCACGATGACCTAAGCCGAGACGAGCAATTTGTAGATCGGATTGGACACTTGCTGCAACAGATGCTCACAACAATGGAGTAAGCAATGCAGTCCAAGGCATCCGACGATCAGATATTAAAGGCACTACAGGAAGCAAACGGCATACGGGCAATAGTCGCTGCAAAGTTCAAAATGAACGAGCGGACTTTGCAGATGCGGCTAAAAAAGATGAAGGACAAGGGGTACGTTATCCCTGACTCCACCTATCAACCCGGACGCCAAGTAGTAGAAAAACCGGGGTTTTCGTTTACCCCGCTCCCTGATGACGACATCCCGATTGAAGAGTTAGTCGCCCATCGAAAAAAGCAGTTTGCCCAAAAGCAAAGGCACGAAGAGGCTTCTAAACTTATTCCCGTTAAGGTCACCATTGACGGTCCCGTAGGCATCTTGCATTTTGGTGATCCGCACGTTGATGACGACGGCACGGACATTGGTTTGCTAGAAAAGCATGCTTTATTGGTACGCAATACTAAAGGTTTGTTTGCGGCCAATGTGGGCGACTCAACAAACGCATGGGTAGGCAGGCTTGCTCGATTGTATGCAGAGCAGTCCACGTCTGCCGCACAGGCTTGGAAACTGGCTGAATGGTTTTTAGGTCTGTGCCCGTGGCTGTACATGATCGGAGGCAACCACGATCTATGGGCTGGAGCCGGAGACCCTCTTAAATGGATTACGAAGTCTCAGGGGACGATGTATAGGCCATCCGAGTGCCGTATCCAGTTGCAGTTCCCTAATGACGCCAGAGTCCGTATAAACGCTCGCCATGACTTTTCTGGCTCGTCGATTTGGAACCCAGCGCACGGACCAATGAAGGCCTTAACGATGGGCGTTAGAGACCACGTAGCAGTGGCGGGCCATAAGCACGAGTCGGCGTATGCCGTTCTTAAAGACCCCGATAGCGGCATTACCATGCACGCGTGCAAAGTGGCTTCGTATAAGACATACGATAGATACAGCAAGGAAAGGGGGTTTAGAGACATGACCCTTTCGCCTTGCGCGGTCACGATTATCGACCCGTATTTGCCGCCAGAGCATCCAGATTTAGTAAAGGTGTTTTGGGACCCCGACGAGGGAGTGGATTTCCTTAAATTCAAACGTAGGAAGTTTTAAGGCATATCAGGCCACCTGCGATTGTTCTTGGAGTAGTTTTCTACCGCAGGAATAATTTGCAGGTTGGCCTCGCAGTGCAGCCCGCACACTAATTCGGAAATCAAGGGCACTATGTGATCCACATGATGCCCCGGCTTGTTTTGGCACTCTTGGTATATACGCGATATTGCGTCGCCATTCGCCCATAACGGGATAGCGTTTCTAAGCGCCGCCCGACGCTTGCCACTCATTGCCGCAACGGCAGCAGGGTTATTCTTTTTCCACGCTGACTTCCACGCCCGCGCCTTGTCGCGGTTTCGTGCAGCCCACTCGCGGGATCGTGCGTTCTCAACGTCGCGGCCAACGGTCTCAATTCGCCGCTTATGCGCCACGCCACGGTGACGCTGGTTCCAACGCTTTGAGGCTGCTCGCGTCTTGTCTCGATTGTTTTCCGCCCACTGCTTATATCGGGCGTAATACTTGTCGTGGTTATCCCGCTGCCACTGCGCGGAATCAGCAGAGTTGCACGGCTTGCAACGAGATTTATGGCCGTCCTTTGACGACTTAAACCGATGGAATTCAGTTAGTGGCTTGACCTGAAGGCACTTGGTGCATTGCTTCTGCATTATCCAATTGTACACCAACCACAGGCTTAGCGGCGGCGCTGAATATCTCAGCCCGTTCGCGGTTTGCACGCAGGGTGCAGTACCGCTGGTGCAGGCGCTTGAGGAACGTGGAACGCCGCTGACCGGCAATCTCCTCGTCCAAAAGCGCCTTGACCTCAGCCTCGTCAAACCGATTTAGGTTTTGGTTCAATACGCGCCAGTTCTTCATGGCCGTATTGTAAATGAATTATTTAAGGCGCTGCAAGTAAAGGGCTTGTAGGGCGCATACGGTGTCGTCGGGGTCACGGGCTTCGTACCACTCGCCCCTCGGCTGGAATAGTCCCTGAAAGCGTTTCTGGCCGTCTGACAGCCGCCCACCCTTTGCCTTGACCTCTATCCAGCAAATCCACGCCATACCGTCGTGCATTGGCTTTACGGCCAACAGATCAGGAATGTCGTGCCCTGCTGAGGCGTAGTCAATAACCTCAAAGTTCGCCTTTCGAAGGGCTTCTACAATCTCGGTGTGGTTGTTGTCTCGACGTTTCGCGTAGCGCATACGCCGATTATGCCGGTTTGCACCTAGCCTTCAACTTCGTCACACCCGGCTCGCCCCACAGTTCCCGCACCATGCCCCGAACATGCGGATCGCCGTATGCCTCAGTGGCATCGTCCAAAGACCGCAGGATGTCGCCCACGTAGTTCTTCAGCCACGATGTGCGCTCCGCACGCTGCTGCCAGTCGCCTACGCCGATCCGAGCAAGGTACGCATCGGCTAACCGCAGTTTGCCGAACGGCGTGTGCTTAACGCTTTCCCAATACCGCACGTTGGCCTGTGACGCCCACGATATGTCGGTGCTATTAGTGACTGGATTATTCATTGACCTTCAGCACGCATTGAATTTGGTACAGGCGCAACGCAGGAATCTTGTCTTCCTTGAACCAGCGCAGCACAGCCTGCCGGGTTACGCCCAACGCCCGAGCGATCTCGCTCTGGGAACCATAAATCTTCAGTAGTTGTTTCGGTGTCATAGATTGAACAGTAACAGGTGTTGACAGGATCGTCAACGGGAGTATACTGCACTTCGGGGATTGGCCCCGATGGAGAAAGACATGGAAGATGATTACCGCATCTTGGCCGAGCAGGAACGCGACCGACTCATGGAGTTGCACTGCCGCGCCGAACACGCCGCCTTCAACGTCATCGAAGGCTTAAACGAACTCAACCGCATCGAAGCCGAAGGCGCTTTCAAACTGCACCAAGCGTTTGCCGAGTGCATTGCTGCGATTGACGCCGCATCCGCCAAACTGAGGAATCCGCAATGAAGGTCTACGAGAAGATTGCCGCTGTCACCGCCGAACTATCCAAGATCGGCATTAGCAAAGACAGCAAGAACCAGTCGCAGGGCTACGCTTTCCGTGGCATCGACGCTGTGTATGGTGCGCTCTCGCCGCTGCTGTCAAAGCACGGCCTGTGCATCCTGCCTCGCGTC